CGTAGAGTAATATCATTTAACGCTAGACCGTCTTCTCCAATCACAACGGTACCATCCGAGAAAGTATATCCGGCAGCCGATCCACTCACGGCATCCAACGAATCGTTATTTGCGATGATGATGGAATCTGTGACGGATACGTTTGCGGTACTGGCATACGATCTAGCAGCACCTATAACATCAGATCCGTTTATCTTAAATGCCATGACTTACTTTCTCCAACTCTACTCTAGTTTATTTATACCTGTTGACCTGCTGCGTAAAGTCTTGCTTGTGTAAGGTCTCCTACGTCAGTAGCATTGGCGTTTGCCGCGAATGAAAATTTGTCAATAGTGTTTGCGTACGCAGGCAAGACCCCGCCTGAATTGTAGCCAGATTCTGTACTTGATTGACCTGCCGGGCCAAACCTTGATTGTGTAAGATCACCCACGTCAGTAGCATTGGCGTCTGTCGCAAAGGGAAACTTGTCTATAGTGTTAACAAGAGTAGGAGGAGGAGTAATTCCTGGGTCAAGTCCTCCAGAAGTATAACCGCTTACGTCACTAGATTGGCCGGCAGAGCTTAGTCTTGCTTGTGTAAGATCACCAACGTCTGTGGCATTACCGTTAGATGCAAAAGGAAACTTGAATATAGTGTTAACAAGAGTAGAAAGATTAAATCCCCCAGATGTATAACCGCTTACGTCACTAGATTGGCCGGCAACGTTTACTCTTTCTTGTGTAAGATCACCAACGTCTGTTGCGTTGGCATTTGCAGCAAAAGGAAACTTATCTATAGTGTTAACGTAAGTAGGCCCAGTCACTCCGCCAGATGTATAACCGCTTACGTCACTAGATTGGCCGGCAGGGGCGGCTCTTGCTTGTGTAAGATCACCGACGTCAGTGGCATTAGCATTAGCTGCAAACGGAAACTTATCAATTGTGTTAAGTATTGGCGATTGACCGCCTGAAGTATACCCAGACTCAGCGCTTGATTGACCTGCTGCTGCTCGACGAGCTGGTGCTGTTAGATCACCAACATCGGTAGCATTTCCGTCTGCCGCAAACGGAAACTTGTCGATAGTATTCACATAGTTAAGGCTTGCAATTTCTCCACCTGATGTATATCCACTCGTACTACCTTGCACTGGTGAATATACTATAGCTTCTTCGAGCGCCAACGAGCTGTTCGCAATTATCTTACTCTGCGCAGAATCAATCGCGCCCGCATCACTTATAACAGTAGTGCCTTTTATTATGTATGCCATGTTTACACCCGTTGCTCGCCAGAGCGTCCTATTATTTGAGTAAGATCACACAAGCGCGTTTTGTTAACAGATCCGTTCGTATTAAACAACATTCTCAAGATCTCCCTTGTGTATCTTAACTATTTATAAATTGATCTCGAATACTTAAATCCATTTAGTATGATGCAGGATTTTTATAATCAGGGAACGTCGTGCCGGTGCCCCATCTTATAAGAACAGCGCCAGGGCTTCCTGAAGAAGCAGTTCGTGTAGCACCACTGTCAAAGTAAGCGTACATAGCTCCGCCGCCGCCGCCCCCATAAGTTTGACTAGAACCAAAACTGCCGGCAGTTCCGCTAGGAGCTGTTGTACCTCCACTAATCTGTGTCGCCCCGCCTCCTACTCCGTCAGAGCCCTTACCGTGAGCACCTACTCCGCCGCCGTCACCGCCTTCCGAAATAAATCCGCCGGAAATGTCTGGGCTATATTCTCTACTCGCACCGGCACCCCCTCCTCCAGAATTTGTTGCTGGATTATTTCCTTGACCGCTAGTTGCGCCGCCGCCGTTTCCAGAATAACCGCCCGCCCCGCCGCCGCCCCCGCCATCATAACCAGAAGATCGAGTCTGCCCTACACCGCCATTCCCGCCCCCATCGCCAGTAAACGTCCCGGCAGATCCTCCATCAGAATCGCCGCCGCCACCGAATCCACCCTTAACCGTGCCGGAGCTTATAAAATAACTATCAAATCCAGGACTACCGTTTACGGTAGTCGAAAGCTGGTCTCCAACTATAGTGGCCCCAGCACCACCTTGCCCAACGAGGACTGTATAAGTACTTCCAGGTGTAACAGCAATATTGTTTTTCCAGCCGAGACCGCCCCCGCCGCCGCCGCTAGCAGGTACTTCACCACCACCAGATGTTCCTCGGCTAATCTGTCCGCCACCGCCCCCACCGATAGCAACCACGTTTACACTAGTAACGTCATTAGGGACAGTAAATGTTGTGGTACCAGGAGTAGAAAAAAGTTGAAATCCTGGCGTAACATAATCATTTATGACTACATCTACGAACTTCGATCCGGTTTGATTACCTATACTGTCCGTTGCGTCGAGTGTAAGTCTAAATGTTTCTGATGCAGGATTTGCAATATAAATTCCTTGAATTAGACTATACGATGCGGATAGATTTAGAGACGATACTAACGTCGCCGTGCTTAAGTCCCAAGGAGTACTTAACGTATAGTAATATATTATTCTATTGTCTCCAACCGTGTACATTTTAGTACCAGTATCATTCACGCGCACATCAAGCGGAAAATAACCTACTGCTAACGATGTAGAAAATGTCCAAGTGTTACACTGAAACGCAGTACCAGAGTATGCTAAAATTGCACCAGGAGAACCTAGTGTCGGATTTGATACGTCTGCTACGAATGCCTTCGTTCCATCCGGTTTTACGTGTATTCCAGTAGGAAGGCTTGCGGTTGCCGATATGTCCAAGGTTCTCTCTGGACTCTGTGGGCCAAGTGAAAAGGTTGGATTCCACGCAGTTATTGTATCCTGTATTATTCTGCTTAAAGCACGATCAGTTTGAAATAGTTGTGTACCGCTACTCGAAATCCAAAGACCTTGGTGATTCGTTCCAAGTGTACTGTAGGGATCAACTGGTCCAGCAACAACCGTGCTGAGATCCCATTGATCCACGCTTGGTTCGGGTGTCATACTGAACTCAGCAATTTCATCATTATTATTGTCTAGTAACCAAAATTTTTCACCGTCTGGTTTAAAAAATATCGAACTAGCTCTTTGACTGCTACCGACCGGGTAAAAGTATTGCCCTTCAAGTACTGGGCTTTGCAGATCTGCCGTTGTTCTATACTTAACAACACTAAGATTAGAACCACTGAGTGGCTCAACGGCTAGGAATATTTCCATATCGTCGTTTATTAGTGTTGGGAAATCTAATATGCCTTGATTACTTGTAAGCGTAAATGTACCTGTTGTACTCCGTGATAGATCTTCTGCATTTACTCCAGTGACCGTATATCCTACAGTAGTACTATCCGGGACCCTTGCGCTTACGGTAACAGTGACGGTATTTCCTTCATTGATAGAAGCGGCCGAGGAACTAATACTATAACTACTAAGATAAGCAGTCGTTCCCAAGAGCATATTTAGATTTCCAATTGACATTACGAAACTGCACCAGAGACTACACAGATGTTTGTACCTACGAACAAGATCGTGCAGAGACCTCTTGTAAACAAGGTGATACTCGAAACGTCAGTGTCAGCGCCAGAAATATATGAAGTTACTGCAGAAGAAGTAATTGTCGCATTTGATGAAGTATTATTGAAAATTGAAATTATATCGCCAGTTGAAAACACACCGCTTGGTATTACGATGCTACCGCCGGATCCTATAGCAACAAAATCTCCTACATCTCCAGCTGCTAATGTGTAAGAAGACGTCTTGGTTCCTGCAGCAGGAACCGTGTTTGCACCGGATACACCAGTTATACCTTGAGATCCGGTGATACCCTGAATACCTTGAGCTCCGGTTCCTTGCGTACCTTGAGATCCGGTAATACCCTGAACGCCTTGAGATCCTGCCCCACTGGTTCCTTGAATACCTTGTACACCCTGTGAAGCTACGGCACCCGCGATGCCTTGGATACCTTGAGATCCAGTAGTACCTTGAACACCCTGCCCGCCCGCGCCTTCGATACCCTGAATGCCTTGCACGCCTTGCGAAGCTATAGAACCAGCGATACCTTGGATACCTTGAGATCCAGTAATGCCTTGAACACCCTGTTCACCTGCACCCCCGGTACCCTGAATACCTTGGACGCCCTGATTTCCGGAAATGCCTTGGATGCCTTGCTCACCAGTGATACCTTGGATACCTTGCGCGCCATTTACTGTAAAACCATCCCATCTTTGCTTAGCTGCGTTGTATTGATAGGTTCTACCGTTTAAAGCATAGAGCTGGCCGTTCGTTGGAGACGTAGGAAAATCAAATGCTGCCATTTCTCTCTCCTAATTTCTTTATTGCATCAATCATGATAGCAATGAGCGGTATATAAGCCACCGTCTTATCTCCATTTCCATTTGTTTCTACGAGTTCAGGCATAATCTTTTCAAACTCTTGAGCGATTACACCGTAACTCTTTATATCGTTGCTCTTCCAATTAAATTCGTACGTGTTTATCTTACTTAAGATGTCCAGGCTTTCAGAAATTGGGTTGAGATTCTTCTTATGCGCAATATCAGAAAGAGAGTTAAAGTTTGTCGCGTTGAGTGTTCCAGTGCTTGGATTGAAATATAACTTACTATCGGCCGCATTAACAGTCTGAACGGAGCCAACGTTAGCTACAAACACAGGATAGAAGCTTGCGTTCGTCGAAGTATCATTTGTTGCTTGAAGATCTGTTGCTGAAGCAGAAGCAGACTCCGGGCCTTGAATACCCTGAACTCCTTGAGAGCCTGTGATACCCTGAATACCTTGAGCTCCGGTTCCTTGCGTACCTTGAGATCCGGTGATACCCTGTACGCCTTGTTCACCAGTGATACCCTGAACACCTTGTTCACCAGTGATACCCTGAATGCCTTGTTCACCAGTGATACCCTGAACACCTTGTGATCCTGCGCCAGTAATACCCTGAATGCCTTGAGATCCAGTGATACCTTGGACACCTTGCTCTCCAGCACCCCCAGTACCTTGAACACCTTGATCTCCAGTGATACCCTGTATTCCCTGTTCACCAGTGATACCTTGGATACCCTGAACACCTTGTGCTCCAGTGATACCTTGGATGCCCTGTTCACCAGTGATACCCTGTATTCCCTGTTCACCAGATATACCCTGAACACCTTGAGAACCAGTTCCAGCGATACCTTGGATACCCTGTTCTCCAGTAATACCTTGAACGCCTTGAGATCCAGTTATACCCTGAACACCCTGTTCGCCAGTAATACCTTGGATACCCTGTTCGCCAGTGATACCTTGAACGCCTTGTTCGCCGGCGCCACCTGTACCTTGAACACCTTGATCTCCAGTGATACCTTGTATGCCTTGCGATCCGGTAATACCTTGTACGCCCTGTTCACCGGCGCCACCAGTACCCTGAACGCCTTGTTCGCCAACGATACCCTGAATACCTTGAACACCTTGCGATCCAGTGATACCTTGAGAACCTTGTGTACCTGCTCCAGTGATACCCTGAACACCTTGTTCGCCAACGATACCCTGAATACCTTGAACACCTTCTCCTTCAATACCTTGGATACCTTGGATACCTTGCGATCCAGAGATACCCTGAACACCTTGCGATCCAGTGATACCTTGAGAACCTTGTGTACCTTCTCCAGTGATACCCTGAACACCTTGTGATCCAGCGATGCCTTGGATACCCTGAACACCTTCTCCTTCAATACCTTGGATACCCTGTGCTCCAGTAATACCTTGAACACCTTGAGATCCAGCGATGCCTTGGATACCCTGAACACCTTCTCCTTCAATACCCTGGATACCTTGGATACCTTGCGATCCAGAGATACCCTGAACACCTTGCGATCCGGTAATACCTTGGATACCCTGCGCTCCAGTAATACCCTGAACACCCTGAGAACCTGCGTTACCTTGAACGCCCTGCGATCCAGTTCCAGCTATACCCTGAATACCTTGGATGGCAGTACCCTGAATACCCTGAACACCTTGACTACCTTGGACGCCAAATACGCTTGTAGATTCTACCCATTGAATAGTATCGCCGTCATCGTAATAAACATAGAGTTCACCGCTTTCCGGATCCCACCAAAGGTCACCAATTCCTGGGCTAGACGGTGGAGTAGCGCTAATTTCGACAGATGCGCGAGCAGCCATCGCACCCTGAATACCTTGTTCGCCAGTGATACCCTGAATACCTTGGATACCCTGAATACCTTGGATGGCAGTACCCTGAATGCCCTGAACGCCTTGGTTACCTTGAATACCCTGAATACCTTGGATAGAAGTACCCTGAATACCTTGAATGCCTTGGCTACCTTGGATACCTTGTGATCCTGTAATACCTTGAATACCCTGATCGCCTTTTGCGCCAAGAGTTCCATCTATACCTTGGATACCTTGAACACCTTGGCTACCCTGAATACCTTGGATACCCTGAATACCTTGGATAGCAGTACCTTGAATACCCTGAACGCCTTGATTTCCCTGAATACCTTGGAAACCCTGTGTACCCTGCCCAACTGTACCTTGAATACCCTGAATACCTTGGCGGCCTTGCGTTCCCTGCGTACCCTGAACACCCTGAACACCTTGAACACCTTGAACACCAGCGATTGGGCCTGCATTAATCCAATTTGTACCGTTGTATACCCAAAAATCTTGAGTAGTTTCATCAATAACACCTTCACCGACTGCAGCTCCTGGAAACGCAGCATTTAGCGCGGTCTGAGGTGTTGCACCTACAGTAGCGATCGTCCCAATCACAACGAGAGATGGGCCATAGTTACCCTGAACACCTTGGCTACCCTGAATACCCTGAATACCTTGCGTGGCTGTAGCTATGTTCCAGGTAATTCCATCAGAAGTATAAAGATTTCCATCCTGCCCATATACTACCGTAAACTGGAACGCAACTGGATCCAGTGTGATAGGGACTGGAGTGTCAAATAAACGAGTCGGAGTTAATTGTGCTCCGCGTATACTTTTAAGAGACATCGTCTTCCTCCGCCTGACCCAACGTATATGATATAGTCACATCGACTGTATTGTTGGTCGTGGCTTTTACTTCGAGTATATCGCCAGTATATATGAACTGACCATTCATAGGATACGCAATGACATCGAATTTAGGCACCGGAATTTCATTCGCTAGCCAGAACGTAGTGTTTGAACTTGCGCGATATATCCTTACACTTACGTCTACAGTCTGTATGTCTCTGTTTGCAATAAGAAGTGGAGTTATGATCTCGGCAACACCTGGAACTACTACCGTGCTGCCTCCAAAGACAAGTTCTGGTATTTCATAACTAGGAACTTCTATAATTGGTTGCCAGTTCGTTGTCAACGCAACACTAAGACCTATTGGTTTTGCGTCAGGCGCTTGACTTGTTGATATGATAGTTGTCATGTTGATGTCCTACTATTTGCGGCTCTGCGAGCTAATTTCCTAACTGAAGATGTAAATGGGCGACCTTCGATTCTTCCGGTTCTACCGTTGATTCTAAGACCTCTTGCAAAATACTGGTTGTTCAACTCGTCCGCGCCGGACCATCTTACTCGTCCTCCGTCTTCTTGGAGAACGGACGCAGCAGCAGATATCGGCTGTCCTAGTCTTCTAAAGTTTAGAGGAAGCGCGTTTACGTTAACACCAGCGCTAGCAAGGTTAAACTGGTGAGATAGACTTTCTACTAAGCTTCCAAAGTTAATGATAAGAGGATTTCTTACACTTGCTATTAGAACATCATCGATAAGACCGTCAAGCATCGCTTCTTCGCCAGCAGTTAGAGAGAACTGGCTCTTAATAGTATCTCTCATACGATCCCACGAATTTGTGAAAGCGTTTAAGAGAGATATATCATTTGCACCATCAGAAGTCCAAGCAGAACCGTTCCAATAGTAAATGGTTCCATCGTATATATTTGCTATGCTAGAATATACGATATATGCGTCATTAATCTCGACTGTAGATCCGGCCGGTAAATTCGTTGTATTTGGCCCGGCCACACTTCCAATGTAGTTCAATCCAATGGTAGTTGGATTAAATACAGAGAAAACATGTCTTCCTCTATAATTAAAGAGCCCAGCTGTAAAGATGCGAGTACCTGTTTGTGTTCCTTCTCTAAAGTCATTAGTGATGGAACGTAAGAAGTTCAGAGCGTCTCTTCTTGTAAGATTTTCATCGATAAAGTCATACTCAGAATTTACATATGCGATCGTGGTTTTCTGCAGATTTGTGATATTATCGTTTATTATTTCTCGGCTGTTGGAGAAAGTATTATTTACCCAAGACAGATCCGGTTCCTCAGCAGCTGGTAAATAAGTAAGAGAGTTATACTTTATAACATTTCTTAAGATATTAGCTAGTTCTATACATCTGTTTGCTTCGTTCTGAGAAGCAATACCTGGGGCCGTGCTCTGTCCTGTATACGTACCCAACATTATTGATGAGCATATCTCACCAAGTCTGTTCCATGCCGCGGCGGTTGGTTCTCTTTGGTTTAAAGGAAGTTGGCTTGATGTACCAACAAAATAAGCCTCAGCATTGAGTATAGTAGCAGTGTTTGTGTTATAGTTTAAATCGTGTGTTAACGCGTCTATTACGTACCCGGTGTCTCTTCTGCAAGTCGTTTGGTTATACACAAGAGAAGGATAATTTGTGTTTATCCAAGTAATCAGATCGTTTTGTATTTTAGTTTTATTAGCTACCAACAGATCTCTGGCTATTGCGTGGTTTGTGACTCCGGTATTCGTGAATGTAAGAGCATTCGCGTTTCCGGTTCCATTCGTCAGGATATCTATAATTTCATCAAAAGCAGCGTTTGTTCTAGAAACGCTAGTTGCATCCTCGAGAAGGTTCTGAACCGAAGATTTTAGAAAAGATATTGCTCCAGATGTTTCTGTGAGCTGGCTGCTAATTACAATGCTAGAACTTGCTCTTCTATAAGAAATTCCATTTACAACCGCCCAATAGTTTGTTCCTAGTACGAGATCGTTCCCTACACCCTCTAGAATGTATCTGGTGTCTCTCTTACATTTTTCGGAGTCGTACCCCTGGAATCCTAGAGTGTCCGTTAAATACTCCCATAGGTCGTCTATCACGGTGTTTGATGAGTTTATAATTGTATCGGCTAGCTCTACGTTCGCAACTCTAGTTACTGATGTCTCTCTAGGATTGAACACAGGAGTGGTTCCCTTTGCTCTCATAGAGATGTCGCCGAACTGAGTTCCGGAGTTGTTAAGTGTTATCTGTCCACCGTCTAACGCATAGAACGCGCATCTAGAAAATATAGATAGAGAAGAGATACCATTAATGCCAGCGCCGTTCTTTGCAACGTATCCTAGACCGTTCTGAGTACGAGGAGTAGCGCCAAAGCATAGTATATATGGAAATATAGAATCTGGGTCAACAACTGCTCGGTCGGCGAGTATCGTCCCACCTCCACGACCTACGTTCTTGTTTGGAAAGTCTTCTTCTCCAACGACAGTTATTGTTGCGGTGCCGCCCGACGATGTCGTGATTGTTGTATTGGCCGTGAAATCTACATTATTATTTCTAACATATATAGTTCCAGTTCCAATCTCTTCAACTCTTGAAATAAATCCAGTTACGCCATCGCTAGTTTCTATCGAGTCTCCAACTTGGAAATCAGTATTCGATGAAACGTTTGAAACTGTAAGTTCGAATCCGAGGTCTTCAATCGTTCCTCGGCTGTTAAACGGATTTAAGAGAGGTGGTATCTCTCTTTCAAAGTAGTTTGAGATCTGGCTTGAGTCTCTAACGTAAGGTGATCTAGTAATTCTTGCGCCAGGTCTAAACGCATACGCAAAACCAGAACTAGGATAATCAAAGTTATCTACTTTAAGATTAAAGAAAGAAAATCCTTGCGCATAGCACCCAGATCCTAAGAGAATGCAATTCTTTGACTCGTATCCAGGGTTCATTACAATATTTGTAGTGTACTGGCCAGTCGATGAAACTATTGAACAGAAGTCCGGTAACGCTAACTCACCGTTTGTATAATACGTTCCTGGATGAACCGTGATGTTGACTATTCGTCTTCCTAATAAACCTGGTGCAACTTCTTCGGAAGCTTCCTGAGCAATACGAACGGCTCTTTCAAGAGTTGCTACCGGAGCTAGATAACTACCTATGTTATCGTCATCACCTTCAACGCTTACATATATCTTTCTAGCCTTCTTTGAAGACTTTGCGATCTCGTTGTATAGCTGCGAGTAAGAAAACGCAACAGTAGTTCCTGAAGATATGTCCTTTAAGTAGAAATAATCAGTAGGAGCTATATCGCCAGATAGAGTTTCGGTAACCGTTATGTTTGGATCGGTTATAGGAATATCTCTAATATAACCGCCTTCTATCTTGATATTATCAAATACTTCTTCTTCTAAAGAATTTATGAGTTCTGCGCGGGTGATGTTCTTTGTGCCATCATCACCTTGATCCAAGTTAACAACGACAAAGAGATCTCTTGATTTCGTCTTATCGCCTGAAATCCCATCAAGATCTGAAATTTTTGTCATATTCGTTTAACCTCTTTTTCTTTCTATTTATAAAAAGATGCAGGATGGTTTAAGAGTTATAATTTTAAGCCCTATTACGAAAAGCTTGATGAATTATAAGATACACCCGATTCTTAGACACTTTTTTCATAAATTTACGATCATGCACTTTTTTATTTTTACTCAGCCAACTAATTGTCATATTGTACTAATAGATCGCAGCAGTAATCATCATTTGGAACTTTCCTTTATACTGTCGAGTTCACTCTTAAGTTCTTTTATTGCTTCTATTAGAAGACCAACTATGTTTCCATAACGTACTGCTTTTGTTTTTGAACCAAATTTTGGATCGTCTATCTCATATACCGCCTCAGGCAATATTGTTTCGATCTCTTGGGCTATGACACCGGTTATGCGTCTATCGTCGCCAATAAAATTATACGTGTAACCGCCTACGCTTAGTACTCTTTCTAATGCGTTGTCAATTCTGTTTATGTTTTCTTTCTTACGTATATCAGAAGAAGACGCAAATGCAGTAACGTCGCCGTTTGAAGATATAGCACCAGTAGATGTAATAGTACCTGTCGTGGTTAGGTTTGCAAAGGTAACGTTGCTCGTTGTAGCTACGGCCTGACCTATGGATATGATTCCAGTTGTGTTATCATACGTTACGCCAGTTCCTGCGCTCAGCAGCCCTCGCACGGTAGAATTCGTTAGAGTCATAACGCCAGTCGATGAATCATAAGATAGAATACCACTAGCGCTTATAGCATTTCTTGCGCGCGCGTTTGTGAAGTATAAACTGTTTGTTCCTTCAGTCAAGTTATCGGTCGTATGATTACTTAGCGAGCTAACAGTTCCAGTTACGTTGCCAGTTAAATTACCGGTTACGTTTCCAGTTACGTTGCCAGTTAGATTTCCAACTAGGCCTCCTGCTCCCGCAACTATACCGCCAACCGCATTAAAGGTTCCTGCGATTGTAAGATTTCCAGTTGGAGTTAAAGATAGTTTTGTAGTACCAGCACCGTTATCAATAATAAAATTATTCGTAGTTGTATCTTCAAATCCAGTTCTCCACGTTGAAGAACCAGAAGAGTAGTTTATTCTGGCACCGTTTGTACTGATTACAGTTGCGGCGGTCTGCGTTGAAGATGTGACGGAAATTGGATTATTAAAACCTACAGTGGAAGATCCTAATTTTGGAGATATGGAATCAACTCTCAGCAAGTCGAATGCTATTATATTGTTAGCGGTAAAACTTCCTATTAGCGTTGAGTTTCCTGATGCGGTATCGCCTAGAGCAGACGCTGTCATGGCGTCTGCTTTCATTATGTCAACCATATCGTTGGTTGTATCCAACCACGTTTGAAAAGTTTGCGTAGTTACTATATTACTTAAACCTGGTTTTGCCATGTCTTACACGCTTTCTATCTTATCGAGTCTTTCGCAAACTGAACTCAAAATTTTTCTTATCTCTTTAACTTCTTTTGAAAGTAAGTCCATTTTTCGAATTCTATCTCTTTCTAATTTATATTTATTAAGAGATGTAACATCGTTGTTTAGGAGAGCTCCAGTTTTTTCGTCTCTTACAAGATTCATGTTAGTGATATCCCTCTGTAATCAAGAAGTCTTGGTGCTTTAAATATATTTTCTGAATATAGCTCTATCTTAATAGCAAACTTTCTATATCCTTCAAACGTTCCAAACGAATTGGTATAAGTTAGCACTCCTAGTGTTTTATTCGCGTCTGAAACTCCAAATTCAAACTCTCTAAAGTCTGAAGTATTGCTTAACGACGAGAATGTATTAACACCACTTACGAGTTCTAATTCTATCCAATCGTTAGTTTCAAAAACAGCGGGGTCTGTTGGAGACTGAACTTTAATAAAAGCTTTTATATTAGTTCCGTTTGGTCTATAACCAGTAACGTAGAGTTTAAAATCTTCTGCGTCGAGATTTTCGGCCAGCTGAACGGTTTTTGAAACATACTTAGAAGTATTAGCCGCGCTGTTACTTATCTTCCACTGATAAGCAAGTAACGTTGCGGTTTCAACATCTATGAACGGCGACGATGTTGTATTACCGCCATTCGTCATTGATACCGTAAGTTTCAATCCTTTGTTTCTATCAGGATCGTTTGACTTACTAAATACTACCATGCCGTTTTCGCCAAACGTGACCTTATCATTAAACAGCATGTTCTTTGTGTATATATTTGAAGTATTGTTTGGATCTACGAATGTTCCACTTAGAGCAGTTCTAGTTACACTATCATCAGTTCTCATGATCATAGGCTGGATATAACTATATTCTGCGTTATCAACAGACACGACCGTACTCTCAGTCCCGCTATCGAACCCATACAGAGTATTTCCAGCGGCAAACTTTCGAGTGGATGTTGCGCTTGATTTTTCAAGCATTATGAAATTTGGATACCTGAAGTCGTAATGAGTTAGAGTTCCAAATGTTATTGGGTATGCGGCGATAGAATCTGTAAACGCAGCCGGCCTATCAGATACAACAACAGTGGTGTTTGAGCTCTGTACTCTAAAGATCTGCTTGTTCGTAGATCCGTTATCAAGCAGTATGTAATCTCCGCTTGAGTACGTGGTGTCCATGTTAGTTCCAGTAATTTGATTATTGCCAGCTACAACACTAACAGTATTTGAAGTTGACGCATCCGCGGTCTCTAACTTATAGACCACCTCACCTACTTGGAATCTTCCAATGTTGTTTTGCGTTGTAATAAACTCGTTATTGTCATTTATAAAAGTAACTGATCCGGCAGGAGCATTAAAGTTGTGGCGGTATAGATTAAACTTAAGGTCTTCATCTTGATACGATTTCCATGCAGTTCCATTTGTAGAAGTGAATAGAACACCGTCACCCCAGTCTTGAACGACAGGAAGACCTAGGTTTGCGCCAGGTGTTAGGTTTGTTCCGCCGACCTTAGAAGTAAAGACTAGGTAGTCAGGATCCGATGCATCTGGCATTATGACAAGCGCGTATTCTTTTTCTACATCTAATCTTATTGGTGCTGGGAAAGTAACTGTAGTTGTGACCGAAGCGTCGTCTGATGTCGAAACTTGAGCAGGAGTAAGGTGTACTTTTGAGAAAGGTATAACCGTATATGATGGATACCCATTTACAACTTCTCTAAGTTCTACGGTGACGCCGTTGATAGTGCTCTTTCTCTTAAAGTACAGATCTACTTTTGATATGAACACCGTGTTTGATCCTAGACCCATACCTTTTTTGGTAAAGAATGTTTGGGCAATTGGATCCTTTCCTCCAGTAGGTCTTCCTCTACGAGTCACGTTTCTCTCTGTAACAACTTCGGTTACAAAGGATTCTGGTGTTCTAGTCGTTAGAGTGAACGATGCTTTTTCTACAGAGAAGTTATATGCTCTATATGTTAAAACAGAGTAAGAGGTTCCACCACTTTCGATAGATGCGTATTGATCCACGTCAGCGATCTCTAGCTTTCTATCACCGACGAAGAACGTTGCTTCAGGTAAGCTGAACACTGCTCTTAATACACCGTTTGCATCAGATAATACTGCGTCGCCTTTAGCACCAAGGCGAGTAACATTGTCTGCGCCATCAACCGCGCTTCCTGGAGACACGTGTATATTAACATCTCTTTCATCAAAGAAGAAATAATGTTGTGTGTTTGGTCTCAGACCCGAGACATATATGTTAACATCTCTTGCTCTCATATATGGTTCGAAACTAAAGTTGGTTACAAAATCTCCAACTCTCTGCTCGTTTACTTGTTGACCCGTAACCTGGACGGTTCTAGTTGTGTCTCTAAAGGTGTCTTCAACTACCGCATTTCTTCGGCCAAAGATTCCAAGGAATCCGCGTCTACCAGGATCTAAAGTTTCTGAAGCTATGAGTTCACTACTTGTAGATGTTAAAGGTATAAACTCTTGTATCGCATCAGAAAATTGTTGGAATGGAGTGACAAGATCTATGTCCGCATTCACAGGGTTCGTGACCGTATCATACACTGTGTCAAACTCAGGAACGAGATTACCAACACCCTTGTAACTATAGAAGTTACTTACGCAATTTCTAAATTCTGTTGCGTATGGTTGTGCTATGATCGAAACATCTGCGTTTCTCTGAAGAGTCGCGACCTTAACATTTGACTCTGATGGAAAGAGAGTTGCCGAAGACGATGAATGATATACCATATTAATAGGAAATGTTTTCACTGACGGCATTAGAGACTTTTCTGTAAAGTCCAACGCTGCGTTATATTCAGTATCTTCAAGATTTGCAATATTAAGATCGTTGAACGGATCTACTATAATTCCATTCTTAAATCTAGTTAAGCCGTTTTCATCAGTTACATTAAGATTTTTCGTTTCAGCTTCGAGAGATGATAGAAGAACGTAGTATTTTAGAGCATCTAATTTTTCTTCTATGTTTTGGATATCTTTCATCTTATAGGATTTAGTTCCTTTAAGACGAGTTGAAACCCTATACTGTGGCTTACTACTTGAGTCTGCTTCATCTGGAGTTAGTGCAGGATTTCCTGGCACGTATATTTCAGCTATAGCAATTTGGTCGCTAACCACGCTTGGAGGAAGCGATTTTTCTGCTTCAACGCCTTTTACTATACTTATAGATCCGTAAGAGTCTACAGTTACAAGATCCGTTCTGTTAAAGAAAAACTCATAGTTTAGTGACCCGAACTGATTTAGAGCCGGAGTGATAATTTGGTGTGACGCTGAGAACGTTGGTGATACGTTAACTCCAGTTGAAGAATCGCTTACCGTTGGCGCTGTCGCGAGTGAAGCGGCGTTAGCATATGTTGCTGGAGATAGAGGTTCTGCATGCGGTCTGAAATCTAGTGAGTCCCTAAGATTGTATGATGCGCCTGACGGTGAAACATACAGAGGTATCTTATTTCTAGGGAACGATACTGGGTAACTATCTACAGTAAAGAAATAACTTCCTGAAGTATCATTTAATTTAAAAGCCTTCATATGAACAGTCATATCCCCATCCGAAGGAGCGGGTCTTCCCTGGATATATTCTATGTATGAGTGATCGTAGTAGTTATCTTTTTGATTTGATCTTAATCTAAAGCTAGTAGTCACATCGTTATTTGCAGAGTCCGTAATACTTACCACTTCGTAAACATCTGGGAAACCTAGGTTATATTTTGCCGTCGTTGAGATATCACTGTTCGCAAACGTACACTTAACATATAGATCTTCGTTTATCTTCGTGAAAGGATTTACGTTGACTACTCTCTTATTGAAATATACTGTAGCCGTTGAAGATGGAGCACTTGCTAGTGTTAAGACTAGATCGGCGCCGACGATCGTGCTGCTTACAACATCAATCTTAACATTCGTTCCGTCTACAAATAGTATGTCATCGTTACTTAGACTAAAATCTTCTCCTGACGCTGGAGATATCGTGACAGTTGTTCCAGAAAGGCCAGTCAACGATCTGGATGTTCTGACTGGTATTACGTGTCCACTAGTTGATTTTACACTTATCATTCCAGTATCAAATATCATTGAAGCACTTGAGGTCTCTTTAATTAAAGAGTTGTTCGCTACAGTAAGATATCCAGTATTTCCGACTATTCTTTCTACGTCTCTAATCGTGTTGCTTCCAACGAAACGAGTGTCAAAGAGAAAGATCTTATCGTTTGTGACGTTTCTAACTCTTGCGGTACCAGCATTAGACCCAGTCTCATCTTTAAGTGTAACTGTTGAAAAATCACCAAGAGTTATTGTTCCTGAGGTTGCAGTGTCAAGGAGATCTAGATATCCGCCGTACTTATATGATATTGCTTGGTTCGTTCTTTCGTCAAACGAAGTATTTGCTATATCATCAATGTTTAGAAGAACTTCGCCTAAGTTTTCAATTCTGTAACCTTTAACGTAAGCAAGACCTGTGCCGACAGAAGCTTTTAGACCGTCATCTCTTCTAACTATTTTCGTTTTGAAGTCACGAACTATGTAATCGCCAGACTCTTCATATGTGCGGCGAGCCATCTCTTCGCCAAGAGCATTATATTGGGATACGTCTCTTAGAGTAACAGCGTTGCCATTTGTATAGCGGCTAAGTGTGAAGAACGTAGTGTCTCCATCTGCTACGTCTGTAGGAAGCGCAGTAAGAACTGGTATGAGTTTAAGACGATCAGCTCCAGGCGCGTTTTGGTTAAACGACCCGTTTGCGTTATCAAGAAGTGAACTGTCTTGGAACGAATTTATAAGTCTTTCTTCAACCAAGTATCCAATAGAAACATTGTCCGGAATGTTCGTATACTTTGAAACGATAACTAACTGCTCTTCAGCAAAGAGGAAGTGTCCTTTTTGGAATATAACGCCTGGTGCAGATCTTAGGCCGAATGAGTTTCCTAAGGCGCCTGAGAATGACGTTACGTTTATTGAGTCGACAAGTTGTTCTGTTCTGTTAATATTCGTGCCAACTTCAACTGTGCTTATCTTCCAGATATTAAGAAGCTCACCGGTTTGGAACGTCTTATTTCCTGCAGAAGTTGTTGTATAGTTGATGTAGAAGGTATTTAAATCTGGGTTTCTTGTTTCAAATCCTCTAGTCGCAGCAATTACACTTGCAGTAACACCAGAGACCGCACCTCTTAATTCAAACGTATTATCTCTCGTAAAGGTCTGCCCAGTTATAGTTACCGTATCTGAAAACCCTACGTAAGATTCAACATTAAAATTTGGCTTATCTGTTAACTTAACAAAGTTCAAGTCACCTAGCTCTGAAAAGTTACATCCCTTTATGATCGACCCTTCTTTGAAGATGTTGTCGCCAAACTGTTCTATTTGATTTTGGAGAATAGTCTGCATCTGCGTAAGCTCTCTTGCCTGAACTGCAAAAGATGGCTTAAACAACACTTTGTAGAATTGCTTTTCTACTCTGAAATCGTCAAAGTATGGGTCAACATTAAGATCTGTATTAATTGGCATCTGCTTCTCTCTTAAAATTCAAGAACGATTTTATACTGTTCTCTTGCGTTTGCTGTTCTAGTGATAGGAGGAAATTGACTTATATAGTAAACTTCACCGGTTCTTTGAATATATGGCGATAATTTAAATCCAGGATAAGTAGAACTATACCCACTTCCATAGCTTGGGTTATTATCTATATTTATCGTGACTAATTGGTTCAGAGAAGAAACTAGTGGTAAAGTAGCATCCAAAGATATATCACTAAAATCATTATTTGCGTATGTTCCTACGTCGTTCGGAAACGGGCCGGAATATTCTGCTAGGTAAGCAAAGTTTCCAGAAACAGCGTGAACTTTTGCTGAAAAACGAGTTTCATTAAAGAAAATACTGCTCGTGTTACTTGTTTCTATCTGCGTCACAGTTTCATTTACAAAAAACGGATTAGTATCCAAAGCAACTTCTATACGATTATCGAACACCGTTGGATAAGGAAAAACTTTAAAATCAGGGTTTCTAACCACGCCTACACTACGATACTCATTTGTAGTTGGTATTAGTAGATTATCGTTTTGAGTTATTTCTGTGTATAATAAAACGTGACGGCATGATAACTCATCAACCAAATCAGATCCATGTCCGCCAGGTGTAGATATAACAGGTCTTAGTATCACTCTTTCATCTAAAGAATTTAAAGTTGTTGGATCGAATGCAAATGGATCAGGAACTCTTGCGACAGCTCTTGTATATCCAGAACCTTTATTTAGAATAGTAATACTTGTGATGACTCCGTTCGTCGAAACGTTTGGTATTGCGACGGCGCCGGTTCCATCCCCTCTTATTTCTACTCTAGGAAGTAAGATGAAACCAGCCGAATTCACTAGAACACCGTCTACAGGAATTCCTTCTACTAAAGTAATAATCGCCTTTCCAGTAGAAGGATTAAACACATACTTATCTACTTCATACACTTGCGATTCATTTATTGCGTTAGTTACATAGAATGTGTAACCTGAATAGTAGTTTTCAATCGCGCTTAGAGTTCCGGCTGCAGAAGGAATAATAGTTACGGTATTTTGCGTGCCACCAAGAACTTCATCTATCGTTCCTAAAACTTTTTCGTATCCAGAATTTTCCGCTGGGTTCTCTACAAATATTTGATCTACTGAGCTTGTGTCTGATACAGAAGAGTTTGCTTCAGACAAAAATATCGGAATGTAACCTCTAGAATTATACTTATCAAAGTCAGAAACGCTAATCGTGTATAGATATTTCCAAACGTATCCATCTGGCATTTCATACACTTGATTTGGTGTTGAGGTATTATAGTTCGGCGGATTTGTTGAAGGCTCTCCGTAGTTATTAAACAAACACTTATATATCTTATAATCACCGGTTTCATTGTTCTGCGGATACACGACCGCGTAATATTTTTTATTCGATATTTCTTGCTTATCGTCATACTGTTCGTATACTGTACCAGTTACCCATATATGATTCTTTATCATATAAAAAACATTTTCTGGCAATATTTGTTTTCCAAACAAAGTCTTTTCTAAAAAAGTTAACTTTGAGTCATTTGTGTTTGAAAATGTAGTGTTTGAAACACTAGAGATAAAAAGATAGTAATCGTTCGAATAAACGTCGTCTACAAAACGACGAGTTGTGTCCGTCCTATACTTACTAGTGATTATTGTCATTACTACCTCTAGATTTTTGTTTTATTTATACTAAGGTTCGTCACACGGGTGGTATAATTTCTATTCTGGAAGATATTGGAGTAGAAATAACTTCTTCAAGATTAAATCTTCCGAACACTTTTGTTCCAGCCACGTGAGCAGTCTCTTTGAGCGATTGCTCATAAGTTGGTGTATCAAGTCTTGATTGTATCTCGTAAGAATATTCCTGATAGTAATCGCTATCTTGTATATATTTTCCAGGTGAATAGTATTCCAAACTTTCATTTTTCGAAACGTATCCACTTAAATGAGAATTATACGTGGACCAGAATCCTCCAGTGGATCCTTGCCCTCTTGCTGAAATAGTTCCTCTAGAAACGAGCTCACCATTTTTTAAAACATCCGCAACCGTGTTATGAACGTAGCCGTAGCCTGAATCAATAATGTTTACGCGGCTAATTCTTCCAACAGCAAAATCTGTCTCAGCTTCCATCACCGCATTTCTTCCGGCAACATCACTGCTTGAAAAATCATATGATACTGCTACTACATTGAAATTCGTTCCACCGAATGTGATCGGTGTTGTTGAGTTAAAGCCATAATACCTATACGGTCTTACAGTAAGTGTTTTATCGGTAATTGCAAGAACCTTTCCTCTAAACGATCCCTGAGTTATTTCGTCACCTATATTGAGTGCCGTAGGAACTGTCTGGAGAGTTACGAGCTGGTTCTTTCTTTGAAGAAGATTAATTCTAGAGTCATACGGTAGAGCATACGCGTCGTTTACGTAATTTATGCCAGGATCTATATTTTCAAATCTAACGATCGTTCCGATGTCAAACCTCTCCAGATTAAACGCATCTTGTAGTGTTGTAGAAATGGTTACAGGATCCGTATTTCCTGACATGGGTGATAACGCAGGAGGAACATCATTATAATTCGAAGAATCTAGATGCACGTTTGCGTAATCGCCAATGATATCAAATATGAGAGCTACGTTTTCAGTATTTGTAATCTCTCCCACAATAACGCTACTTGTATTCGCGGTGTCAGGGTATAGCGGCCCTGGAGAAGTACTATTCTTTGGAGTCACTCTTATAGGGAACGAAGATAGTGTCTGTATGTCAATGACTGTGCTTCTATCTACAGTTTCTATGATTGAAGTGTTTGTAAAACTAGAGTTAGCTTCCATCTTCACAGCAACCAAAATATCGGTCTGCGCGACTACAATCCCTCTGTTTCCAGAGTCGTCTTCAAGGGTTTCCAAAAGGTTAAAGTTTCTTGAAGCGTTATCAACGAAGATGAGTTGATCCGAAACTAGAAGCCTGCCGCTATCTATGCTGTATCCCCAGCCGCCGTCTAACAGGTTATATTCTATCGTACCCGTAGTGCTTTCTGTTACACCAGTAACGATACCAGTCGCGCCAATTCCATTGGGCGATCCACTTATAGTAACCAAATCTCCAAGAGAGTTACCGCCAGGTCCAGGGAAATCTATGTCTATAGACGTAAGAGAACCGTTGATGATTCCAAAGTTAACTGGTACACCGTTTATCTCGCATATGATATTTTCGAGACCAATAAAGACTCCAGTGACATCGTTAATGAATATGATTGGAGTAAAAGAATTGTTTATTATGATAAAGTTAATTTTATCAACGGTAGCACGAGCTCTTGAGGCTGCGCCGATGATTGGCCTATTCACAATGTCGTTATAGCTAAACTCGCCGGATAATTTTGTTGATGTAAACACTCCAGCATTCGGTGCTAGCTGAAGAAAGCTACCTTGCTTCCATTGTGAGTCTGATGGTTTAAAAATATCTCGCGCTGGGTAATATATTTTTATAGATTCATTATAGAATAGACGAAAGAATAGTTCCAGCCCACCAGGAGTACCCTTTCTTCTATAGAGAGCAAGAATATTTTTAACGATTATTCTGACCGTATCGTCATTGAACGGAAGGTCTGCAAGATACTTATTCTTAAAAAAGATTAACATTCTTTCTAGAGTAGTATCTATATCCCTATACTCAAACAATCTTCTTCCATTGTATATAGACTGACTTGAGTTTTCTTCTAAGAATTTGTAGTACTGTTTTACAAAGTCGACTAACTCGTGCCCCTGCTCTCTGTATATCGCGGGGAACTGTTTTTCAATATGAAAGGAAATTATTCTATCTATAGACATATTAGTTTGTCTCTATAAAGTTAATTGAAATGTCTTCATCTCTTATTGATAATATGCGGCTCTTTGGCGCGGTTACGTCAGCTGATGTAGAAGCAGCATATATTTTAATTGCGCTACCGGTAAATGATTCAACGGCAAAGTTGATTAGTCTAACTTCTCCGGTAGTATAATTCACAGTTCCAATGCTTGGATTTAGAATTTCAATACTAATGTTGTTTGAGCTTATAACCTGCATATTGCCGCTTCCATCATCTTGAAGCTTAGAAGTAATTCCGCGGTACACGAAGTTTGTACTTACGACCGATGGTTTAAAATCTGTAAACCCGTTAACGGCTTTGTATGGATATGGTTTTACAAGACGAGTTTCAAACTTAAACTTTGGATTCAGCTCAAGATTTAGAGTAGGCTTATACTCAATGATTGGATTTACGCATAGCTCGTTGCCTAATAGACCGCCATCAACGTCGTCAATTATAGTCGACAACTTAGAAGATCTAAGAGTTTCGCCAAAATCATCTAAGAAGTTTTGATTATATGTTGATATCGCAGCTCTTATTAACTGTTCGAGTTCCTGCTCGGATTTATTCGTTAGTTTTGCTGAATACTTTACATCAACTACAGTTTCAACATAAATGAATTCTGGATCTATAAAAATAGGTTCGATCGTAACTGGAGTTTTATCTGATAAGTATCTTACATACGAGCTTTTGCTCGTTTCTGATAAGAACCCTTCTCCTTGCAAGTTAACAGAAATTGCAACTCTACCGAATTGTGGCGGATCTAACTCGTCTCCGCCATACGCAGAAACACTTCTTATCTCGGGAAATCTTTGTTTTAGTAGTATTTCATAGTCAGAGGCAGTAATAGCTCTCTCTTGAACTTGAAGAGACTTAGGAGCGATAAATTTTATGCTCGACAAACTTTCTCTCTCAGCTCCACCGTTTGCGGGTGTTACTGTAGTAACTGTAGTATTTGGAATAAAAGTTGTAGTAAAAGATCTTGCGCCATTTGGTTCTGTACCACTGCAAGCTCTATACTGTATCTTTATGTCAATGTCTCTTGCTGGCTGCTCACCAAATAAGTTTCTTCCAAAATAGACCGAGTACTTATTATCAAAGTACGGCTCTAGATAAAACACCTTGCTCGTTGGCTCGACACCATACACTGACGGAGTATAGAAGAATTGGTTCTGTCCTTCTGTTGCTTCGTCGTCGACATACACTTCTATAGAGTTCGTATCTACGTTTTCGTTTGTTAGTGTACACTTAAAGTTGTTGTTTTCTTCAAGAAAGAAACCGTCCTTTTCAAACGCGGTGAGTATGTCACCTTCAAAAATTTCAACGTTAGTAGCAACAAACGTGTTTCCACTCGTTCTCTTTGCTAGGTATGCTTGATTAGTTAAAAACGTATATGACGTGCCCTCGTAGTTTGATTGAAACTCCGTAAACTTAGGTATCGTAATGATAGTTCCTACAGTTGAAGGACTAACTATACTAACGTTCACGACTGCCTTTGCGGAAACTCTTGATCTAGGAAGATAGTTAAGTTCTTTGGCATGAGATACCACAGAGTTTCTAAGAATTGCCGAGTCAAGAAACATCTCGTTGATTGCCATGTTCGTATAGAAGTTGTTCAAATACGTGTTATAAGAAAGGACATCCAACAGCACGTTCATATTCGAGCCAGCAAAGTTATAATCTTTGAATTGAGTTTGGCCTTTTAAGTAATCTATAAACTGTTCTTTTACGGCGGCAAAATCTAGCTCGTTTATTGGTCTTGTAGCCATTTTATCTTATCCTCTCTAGGAATACCGTGACTGCTATAGGCTCAGCAACGTTATTTATGTAAAAGTACACGTCTACTTCTACTGTGCTTTCGTCGATTGATGAACGAACTAATACATCTATAAGTGTTGCCCTTGGCTCGTATTCGCGAATTACGGTCTTAATCTGTTCTTGTATAAGTTTAATTATTGCCGGAGTATTATTTTCAAAAAGCATAGCTTGAACATTCCCACCGATTAGCGGCTGCATTAATCGCTCGCCTCTATTCGTTAGGATTAAGTTCTTAATAGACTCCTTCACAGCCTCTTCGTCTCGCTTTAGAGAAAGATCCTCAGTTAACGGATTCTGTGTCATGTCTTTATGAATGTCAGAAAATAAGCTAAGCTTTTTCTTAACTGGTGTTATAATCTGTACTACCATTCTCTTCTTGGCCCTATATCTACGTGAACGAAACTAGAGTATCTTCCTATTCCAGTAAACCCGTTGCTTAATGCTATTTTTATGAATTTTTCTTTAGTGTCATAATTAAAACCGCTCCACTTTACATCAACTGCTATCTTTGCTATATGAAGAGAATTCTTAGCCGCTCCAACACCTCT